TTTTTTTTTTAATGTTAGGAATACAGTGCCGCCACCATAGCGGAACTGGAAAAACTTTTATTTCAATAATGCCTTTAGCATTCGGATTTCTTTCTTCAATACTGATATGTATTTTTTCTGCTCTTTGATATATCCCTTTACTTTATTGCGGTCTGCTCCCCTGGGTGTTATCTGTAATAATTTTTTTAACTGCACAAGCCTTGTGTCAGCTTCAATCATTGATCGGTTGCGCTCATTCAGATTTCTTATGTACAATTCATTCATTGTGCCTGTCCCTGTCAACTTACCTGGCATGTCTGTACGGTTTTTTCTTCTTTCAAAATATGTTACCCCTGACCTGGATTTCCTTTTACCTGGTTTCAATGCTTCGCGCTGTTCGTCCCTGGACTTATCACTTTTACCGGTCTGCCAGCGTTTAACCTTTTTACGTCCCGTCATTGTCGCGGGTGTGCTGCATCCGTTTAATGCTGCTTTCATTGCTGCACCATAGGTTTTATATTTTCCTGTCTTGTACAGTTTCTTAGCCTTTGGCACTGCTTGTTTGAATCGCTGTTGTTGTTTCCTTTGTTTTGCTGTTGGCATCATTAAAAGTTTAGTGGGACAATTTGCGGCCAGGCCTGGCCAGCTGGCCAGCTGGCCAGGTCGCGGATTGTCCCATTGTGTTATGTGAAAATTTCGTATTTCTCACTGATTGCAACCATTTGATAATATAACGTTGACCCTTCGGCAACGGTTTTTCCTTTTAATAGATAGTTGAACACATAATCATAAACGGCATTTAATTCCGTTGCTGTCAAGTCCCTGAAAATATCAATTGCCCTTTGTATGCTTTCCACACTGTCCGTTGTGTTTCTATTCGCCCAATTTATTAATTGATCTAACTTTTGTGCACTTGTTAATGATGCCGTTGTTGTTGTTGGATATTGTGTTTGTGTTGTGCTACTCTTGGACTTTGCAAATAAATAAACTGCACCTGCTCCAATTGCTCCCCAGGCATAGTTTAATTTTTGTTGCCCTGGCTTCCTGGTAAAATAAGCAGTGCCCACACCTACAATTGCGGCCGCTGCAAGTGGATTGTTTTTTATCCAGGCCTCAATGCCTCCACCTGATGGGGGCACATAATTGGGTGAACCTGGCACATCGGAAGTCTGCGGCGTAAACGTCACCGGTTGCCCATTACTGTACAATGTCCCATTTAGGAACTCCCAATCCTGATCTGGAAATGCCGTCTCTAATCCCACCTGTAATGTCTGCAAATAGGGGTCAAGTTTGCCGTCTTTATTTAGAAACTGCAACATTGCAACAATGATGGGAGTGGCAGCGGTTATAATTGCGGCAACTGATACCGGTTCACCGATTGTTGCCTCCACTTGCTGTTGATCATTTTCAATTGCCGGTTTCGTGTATCCCTTGTGTATGATCTCCCACAACCGGTTGCGGTCACCGCCTAAGTCTTCCCACATAGTGGAAATTTTATCCCACTCTCCCGCCTGTATTCGATTATACAAGTTTTCTGCCCAATGAAAAATGTTCAGGTCAATTGCAGTTAAAAAAAACTTGCGTGGTATTGCTCCTGTGATTTCTAAAAATCCATCCTTTACCCAATTGAATGCGTCATTTATCCAGTGCCCGATTTCAGAAAATATTGAATCTCCCCTATGTTCTAAAAATAAATTCCTGGTATCTTCTCCACCGTCATTGCCCTGGCTAAATCCTTTCAGGTCTGCTGGCTTCAATGGAAATGGTGTTTTTAAAAACTGATTAATGATTGACTGCGCCCAGGCATTCATTAAATGAATTTCTGCGTTACGGTAGTCATCCAATTCAGCCCACCGGTCAAAATTCAACCGGCCGTCATCGGTAATGATCAACTTAGGATAATTATCCGGCAAAATATTTTTAGCAGTCCATCCAATGGGAACTCCCCAGGGGTAGAAAAAATTCCAATGCCTTAGATTGTTGTCATAAACCCACTTAACAAAATTTCCATCCGTTGTGTGCGTCTTGCCATACTGACGCAACAAGGCATTTATCTGATCAGCAACTGACCATTCATTAATGATTCTGTTTCCTCCATAGTCACGGTATTGGGACAAACTGATAAAAGGATCATTGCCCTGGGTCATCAATGCACCGTCATAATGTCCCGTGCCGTCATGGTCAATAAGTTTACGATTATTGACAACCGGGGTGACTACTAAACTATCAATGCCAATGGCTGCACTGCCAATTGTGTTTGTTGTTTGCCTGGTCATTGCTGATATTTTTTTATCCGCTTTCCATACCGGTTGCAATTGCTGTGCACCAGGTGTTGGGTCAATCCAAATTTCCTGGCCGTTCTCATCATTGGCAACAATAAAAACATGATGCGGGGCTTTATTCAATAGGTCATAGGATGCAAAACGATAATTCCACTTTATGTTGCGTCCCATTCTATTTAAACCGTCCAGGATGCCACCAATGAAATTTGAATAGCCTTTGCAATCACATTCACCGCGATATAATAAACCTTGTGGAACTGATGTTGACTGAAAACTTTCTGGCTCTTCGTTGTACTTCAAATTTTTTTTGCAAAACGTGTACAGGTCAGCGGCAATTTTTTTTATACTGTCATTATCAAAGTAAGTTGCAATTGAATCGTAATACTGTGCAAATTCATCGTGCGCCTGCAATACTTCGTGCACAATGTCCTGGACTGATTGTTCAGGATTAATCAAAACCCATTCATCTTTGTAATGCGGCAATGCTTCCAATAGTTGGGACTTACTTACCATTATGCACCAATTTTGAATTTTTGATTTATCGGGACTTGCAGACCGTCAATATTTGCCCAGGCATCCAATTCCAGGTTTACACTAAAATCATTTTGCGTCAATGCTTGAATAATGTTATTAGCCAGGCCAATGATCTGCAACCGGATTTCCAGGTCAATTGGTGTTTGTGCATTTGATCGAATTGTAAACGGTTGCCCGAACGATGAAAGATTACCGACAAAATAACTATCCGCGAATAGATTGCCCGCAATGCTGTTTAAAGTAAAATCTTTATTGCTTGTGTTCTGTGCAACCAGGCTCACAGTGATAACAGGGGTTGCACCGTCAAAATCCAATTTCTTAATGCCTGCCGGGTAGAAGTTCAGCGACCCTAACGCAGATTGTTTTCGCCATAGTTCCAACACTGCAAGTGTTGCCAGGCCTAAGAAAACTGCCGTTCCTGTTCTCAAAGTGATTGGTTTTAAGCCAAAAAGGTAGTAAATGCCTGCCAGGTTGACAAGTTGGGGAAAATTTTTCAAGGCACTTGCAGGGCATTTGATTGTAAACTTTTAGCTTGCTGCTGCCTTCTCGAGCAAGCCCCAAAAAAAGGGGCAAAAACCGGTGTGGATAATTTGTTAATGTTGCAAGTCCTATGCCGGTCAATTTTCACTTTAATTTTATGATCTGATTTGATTTAGGCATCCGAGAGGATGACAGAAAACCGGCTGATTACCGGTTTTTCTTTTTTTGTGGTATCTTCAATGCCTCCTTTTTTTATGCTTCGGGAATGCGGATAAAAAAACCCACGGTTAGTGACGTGGGTTTTTTGTTTGGGACAAAATAGTCCAATGCCTGGCGAAGATCTGAACCTGGAAAGGCATAATTTGTCCCAACTACAATTGCACATGCAGTGTGTCAACTATTCGTTTTCGTAATGACCAAAGGAAAAAATTATCCCCTGATATTGGATGCTTCATTAAGAATTGAATAAAGATTGCAGATTCTGCCGGTGTGAATGAAAAAATGTGATGCCTTGCAAATTGCTGCAATCGCTTATCAAATTTTTGTTGCATCTGTTCAATGATACATTTAAACACTGTCCAGGACAATTGCCAGTTGTCACCCTGGTTGCGTTCCCTCAATTTTGATTCACAGATCAACACCCACAATGGGAAAAATTCAGCGGTGACGGTTGTTTCATCCCTGGTCATTGATAGTTTGACCTTTTTTACTTTAACCATTCCGGCAGTATTGTTTTTGTCAGCATGTAGGAATAAAGATTCAATCTGTTTTCTTCAACCATACCGTTGCAATACATGACAACGTGCCTGGATTGATCGCTTGCAGGTTTTGAGTTGTCACGGATAATTGCAACCTGGTAAATGCTGTGATGCTTTACAAGCATTCTAACAAGTTTGGGGAGCATTTCATCATCAATAGTGGTGAACTTGTCACCACGATAACACCAGGTCAAAGAATTGTTCGGGAAACGTTGCACCTGGTCGGCTTTCAGTCTGACGAATAGGTCAAACCTTGCCAGGGGTTTTGATTGTTGACTTGATTTAAACATTGTTTTTAACGATTTTGCGGGCTTATCAACACAACCGGGCTGCGATACCATTTTTAGTGCGCGCGCGCGCTGTAAGACTCTAACAGTTCTGTACAGTTACTGTATAGACTGTTGATACCGTGTAACCTGGTATCAACATAAACATTAGCCACTTTGTGTTGGTAACAATTTTCAAAATATAGCCTTTGACGGGTCATGCTGCAAATTTGATTTTAAATTCATCCGGTACTAACCAGGGTTGCAAAATGCTTACCTGGTCACACATTACTAATAACGTTTGCTTGTCCTGTTTTATCCATAGCACTTTGCAATGTTTGTTCCTGGCTCGTTCCTGGCTCTTTACCTGGCACTTTGCAACGTCAATGATTCTGGACTTCATTAAAATTTTCTTCCAATAGCTTGCCGTCATGGCATGTTTAGCATTCCAGGCACTTGCAATGCCTCGGACACTTCTATTGTTGTCAGGACGGATTTCTAACAGTTCGTTGTGCGCTTCTGACAACCGTAAAAAGTCAGTGACGTATAACATGCGCAACCTGGTAAGATAATATTCAGGTTCATTCAACCTTTTGTTATCTGCACCATGTCGCAAAAGTTCTGCATCAATGATCATTTTGGATTCGGCATTTACACGCAACTTGCGAATGATAGAAAAGTCTTGACGGTTTTGATTGTCTTTTATTTCGGTGGCGATAATCCACTGATGCAATTTTTGATTGTCATGTATGTTGTATTTAATAATAAACTTTTGTTTGATATCTATGTCCAGGACTTTTGCAAGTTGATGCCATGATGCAATGTTGATTGTGTCCCGTTTGCGCTCGATCTTGCTAAATGATATCAGTTTCATTTCTTCCAATAGCTGCAACCGATGACGGAAAATAGAATCACTGCACTTGCATAGCTGCAATAGCCGTTCCTTTTGTTCGTTCCATTGCTGAATGATGCCCGCTGATGTTTCATGCTTGAGGCATAGCCATGTGTCCAGGGCTTTTATTACCTGGTTTGTCTCGTACTTGCGCACCAACTTGCGTTGCCAAACTGCAAATTTTGACAGTTCAAAAGGGATAGAAATTTCAATATTTTGTGAAAGTGGTATGATTTTTTTTTGAGAGAAAAAAAAATAAAGGGCTATTGCCCTTTATGGTTTAATACTTGCACTGTCACCCAGGATTGCGGCCGTTTAAGCGATTGTAGGGCTTAGTTTTTGGCCTGTCACTGCGTCCCTGGTCTAATAACCTGGTATTACGCTTGACCTGGATAATTGCCAGGATGACCAGGATAAAACAAGCAACCAGGATGACCAGGATAAGAAATAATTCTTGTTTCATACAAACTGATTTGTTTTTTTCAATAGTTCTGATACTTCAAAATGTGCAATGCGGATTTCATCCCAGGTCTTTTGTTTTTCCTCTGTCTTATCATAAACATCAATCCAAGTGGCTTTAATGATTACCGGGTAATACCTTAAATACACTGTAAACGAAAATTGCATTGATACCTGGTCGGCTGAATTGGTTTTCATTAACGGGGACACTCCGATAATTAAATCGGTATCTATAATGTGCCCGCAGATTTCTGTTAATAACATAACTGATTTGATTTGTGGGACAATTTGCAACCTGGCCAAGCCAGCTGATCATTTGCACCGGTGGCAAATTGTCCCGGTTAATTAATCTTGTGTTTCTTCGTGCATTGCCAAAGTGTATTTAAACAATGCGTCATAATGAGCCTGCAACCATCCCAATAAAAATGCGTCCTCGTTTGTGTTCTTGTGGGTGTTGGGGGCTTCGTTCCTTAGTTTTTCCAGTTGCTGTTTACCTTCGGTAATAACCTGGTTGACTTCTTTGAATGGAATTGTGTTTGTTCCCATGTTGATTTGATTTGATTAGTGAATGCTTTTGTGTCTGACTTTCACATCAATGATTGCCAGAACTTTTTTTGATAATATAGTCTTGTGAATCTTTGACTTTTTCAGGCCGGTAAATTGTTGCCTGGTCATTGTGCGGATTTCGCTTTTACCGTTATCAAATACCAGGTCAATGACTGCCAGCTTTATTGATATTGTTTTCATCCGTGCACCTCCTTTATATCTTCAAAGTGCAAATGCAGAAAATCACAATCCCAATAATGCAATGCGTATTGTTCTGCCAGCTTCTTTTCACGTTCTGTAAATTCATCCCTTTGCCTTATTATCAATTCATCTTCGCGGCCATACTTAATGCAAATGATTTTTAACTCGTACATCATTTTTTACCTCCTTTCCGCTTTGGTGAATGGGACTTTTTTTTACCTGGTCGCGCTGATCGGGAAACTCGATTTTTGGCCGGTTTCTTTTTTGTCCCTTTCTTCTTTGGGGTTTTATTAAACCGTTTAAGCAATGCAATTGCATCGTTATCTAAATTTTTTAGATACCGGTTGTCTTGGTTCAATACTGCCCTAAAGTGATTGATCATTTCAACACAATGGGTTTCCCTTAGCCTGTAATGTTCATTGCTTCTTTCCAGGGCTGCAACTCTATTGCGCAACTCTTTAATTGTGTCCTGGTCGGTTAGAAACTTACCGATTGCACGCTCAATTGCACCGGTGATTGTGTTAGTGTTAAACCAGGCCTGGATTTGTTCGGCCTGCTTCATTAGTTCCTTTGGAACTTGTCGCAATCTAATTTCATGTTGTGCCATTTTGATTTGATTTAGGTTATTTAATACGTGTTACTGACTGAATGCTGTTATTAATCTTTATAACGGCAACCTGGTTGACTTCCAGGTCACGGACTTTGATATAGTCCTCTGCATTGATAGCAGGATAATTGCCCTGGGAATAGTCTTTAAGGAAGTCCTGCACGGTGACAATATCAGTTCCATATTGCAACATGCTTTTGTCTGTGTCAACCAGGTTAAATGCAGCATCTGCAACCGTTGACATATAGTTATGGAAAAACAATTTGAGTGCTGCAATTGGAATGACTGCACGTTCTGAATGGTCACCAAAGTGGAAACGCTTTTTAATATGCAAACCGTTGTGGATTGCTTCCACTTCGATTGTGCACCTGGTCAATGTGGAATGAATAATTGTTGCACATTGTTGCGCTGTTTCATTCATTCGCGTTACTAACTCTAAATTGTGTTGATTGTTGCCCGTTATGGGCGGGGAGTGTTTTTGATTCATACTGATTTGATTTAGAGCATAAAAATAGGGTTTAATCCTTTATTCTAAAATTGAGTTATAAACCGTTGTTAATAACTGATTTCTGGGACAAATTACCCGTCCCAGGTTTCCCAGGGTTTCCGATATCATTTTTTTTTGTCCCATACTCTTTATGCCTTAACTGATGAATAATTCCCACTCTGCTTTGCGTCTGTCAACCAAATTTTGATTGACTTGTCCGTCTGCATATACATATTGCTTCCATTGATCTTCCAGGGCTGCCCAATTCCTGGAATTGATATTGTTGACCAGGTTGTCAGCGTTGCCCCTTCCCAGGTTATATGCAAATGACAAAAACGCTGCCCACTGATAAGGATTTAATGACACATGCAACAATGGTTTTAAATATGTATAGTCACCCGTCACATGATTCATTGCATCTGTCATTGCCTGTGTCCTGGTAATGCTGCCACCTGGGTTGTTGTAACGGTCTGTTGTGCTCCCAGGTACTTTAGTACCAAAACCCCATGACCATTGTTTAACGTCCCAATAAGGAATGGGAGAAAATAGTTCCCAGGTTTCCAGGAATCGTTTTAAAACTGCTTTGAAGGTGTCACTGGTTGCCAAGATCAATGCAATAATGCCGCCCCCAATTAATAATATTTTCTCGTTCCTGGTCATTGCATCGGGGCACGATCAATTAACTGGAATAAAGCAATCTGAATCAAAAAAACTGCAACGGCTTTCATGTATTCACTTATGATGAATAGATAAACGCCAAAACAAAAAAGCAAAAGGCCAATGATAAAGAGTATTATTTTCATGTTTCCTGGTTTAAAAATGATGGGACAAATTGAATGCCTCGAGCTGGCGCCGGCGCGCTCGATCGCAAACAATTTGTCCCATTGAACTTTTATACTTTAGTCACTTCGCAAAATGCACCGCGTAAAACTGTAAGTGTTAGTACATCACTTGTGTTTTGTGCTATTTGTAAGTCAACTGTGCCCGCTGTCGCACCGTTTACGATTTCGGCCTCTACTTCCAACCAATGTGTGCCTGCATTAGCTGCTGCATTTGTAAATGCAGCGGATGCAACTAATGCCGCTGTTGTCAGTGACGGGGCAACGGTGTTGTAAAGTTTTATTGTAACATTATACAATGCGCTGCCAGCTGGAACAACTACCTGGCAACGAATGCCACCGGTTGCACCAACTGTAAAGGGAACCCACCAACGGCATTTGACGGTTTGACCGGCTGCAATGGTTGGGGCTAATTGTCCAAAAAACGAGCCTACGGATGCCAGAACTGCATTACTGGTGATTGCGACGGCTGCGGCAATAAACGCAACTACTTTTAATCCTGGGGTGTTCATACATTTAAAATTTATAGTTAAAAAATAAGTGACAGATTATTCATTCTTCCCACACTTCACGCCTTTGCCTTTCTGCCAGGCTTGTTGCCCTTCCTGGTCTTGTGTTTCTTCCTGGTCAATTTCTTCCAGGTCTTTTTCAATGGTTTGTTCCAGGTCTTGCTCCTGGTCTTGTTCCAGGTCGCTTTCTTCCTGTTCAACCGGTTTTTTTGTCCTGGGTTTCGGTGTGCGTTTTGCTTTTGCCATGATACTATGTTTTAAAAGTGATGGGACAAATAATGCCTTTTCAGATCCAGATCTTCGCCAGGCATTGGCCTATTTTGTCCCAATGGGTTTACTCAATTGTGATTGTGTATAGCTTGCCGGTTTCAAATTGCTTTGCCGTTGCATCGTCAAAATTCACAGATACTGTGCGACGTGCTGGCAACCTGGGAGGCATACCAGGTACACTGGCAACCGGGGGTTTGCTTTTATCTTCCACAATGAATGTGGCATTGCTGCCATTCTTGTTGTTGCTTTGTGTTAAACACTCTGCTTTGATCACTACTTTTGCCATTTGATGTTGTTTTATATGATTAAATAATTATGCTACGTTTGTCACAATGCCACCGTCAACGGTTATGGTGTTGACTGGTGCAACTACCCCAGTAAATCCCAACACTGTATTAATTCTTACTGCTGCATTATTTGCACCGTCATTGATTACAACTTCACTATTGGGCACGTCAACCCTTAATGTCATGCCGGTTGTGGCTGCTCCAACGTCTCCCAGGTCTGCAACTGATCCGCTGCCTGAATCTGATAATGCAATCTGTGTTGAAAAATCGGGAGCACTCATAAAAGCAATTCCACCCGTGCCAGGGTCAGGAAGTAAAAAAGGATTATTGCCCGCTGAATCGAAAAAAGAAAGGCCTATTCCTGCGGCCGGAAAATTCAACAATAGATTTGCAATTGCTGTACGTTGCCCGATTTCCCAACGTTGTGTGGCATCATTAATGGAAAGTTGATTGCCATTGAAAGAATCATCAACGTCACCAAATTGATATAATTGATTTGAAAAATCAATAAACATACCGTTGCCATATCCTGCACCATTATCCCAACCAAGCGAAGCAGATGAACTTACTGCGTCCGTAAGTCTTAACCTCAATGACAATACTTCATTAACGGTAAAAGTTTGAAGGTCTAAAATATTACTTGATAACGGGCTTGCTGGAAGTTGCCAAATTAGTGCCGTCTCTCTGTCTCCATTGGCATCACTTGCACCAATGCGACCGTTGACCGTTCCAAATAATGTTTGCCATTGCAACCAGGCTAACGCATCGGTTTCATCATTGCCGAATAGTTGCAAGTCAAAACCGAACATTGGCACAACCCGATTGGACACAAACTGTGCAGGATTACCAGGTGCGCCAACGTCCTGCCCAAATACAATTTGACCGGTGACAGTATCAACACTTAAACCATTGTATGCACTATTCAATGCAAATGGCGGGGCTGGACTTCCTGCCGGGTCTTGTTTCCTGTTAAATGTTAAACTGCCTTGCCCTTGTCCCATAATTATTGCGGTTGTATATCTTCCGGTAAATATGTTTTGTAACTTATTTCACAAATTGGATTTACACCAACGGGAAAGGGACTTCCCGCAACTTCAAAGGCCAATGTGATTTTACCGATATAGATTTCACCTTCATTGCCTCCAAAACTCATTGAATCGCCTTGTGCAACTAATGGTGTTGCTGATGGAAATAAAATTTTGCCATTCAATTTGAATGTTGTGTCCCCAATGTTAGTGACAGTAAACCCGTTTATGTATTTCGGCCGCTGCACATCAACGGACGCATAATAGTTGATCACTTCAAGATTATATCTTCTCAATTGTTGTACCTGTGGCATACTTCATTTTTTATTAGTGGGACAATTTGCGCCAGGCCTGGCCGTTCCGCAGCTGCCGGCATTGGCTTTTTTGTCCCATCGGTTTTATGTGAATCTAAAGGCAATGCCCCTTTGTGCCAGGATATCGTTAATGTCACTTTTTTCGCTTGCGTCCAATTCACTTGACAATGTGCCTGTCAATGAACGTTCAACCAAAGTGAACCAACCTTCAAAACATCCTTTGTATGCTCTTACACCATAAACGGCAATCAATGCGTAAATGTCGGCCTCATTATTCATTTGCTCAATCACATTAGTGATGGCATCTTCATCCGTGCCACAATCCCACACGGCTTGCACAATTGCATTTGAATAGCTTTCAAATTCTGCATTGCTATGTGTTGGATAAATTCCCATTTGTGCCAACCTGGCCAATTCTGTTTGTGCTGCTGCCGGTTCTTGCAGGTCATCCGGTTTTTTCTTCAATAGCTTATCCAAAACCCGGTATGTTAAATAACTTGCTCCCAACACTAACAGGCTTTTTGCAATTGGGTGCATTCCCTCATAAAATTTATAAACGTCATCAACTGCCCTGCCCACTTTCCTTTTTTTCTTCCTGGTAGCAACAATAAAAGCAAGTCCCAGGCCTGCAAATAAAATTGCATTGTTGCCTGACTTATTTAAATAGATTTCTAATGCACCTGGATATTGACTTGCAACTTGCTCAAAAGGGATAACAATTTCTTTGAACCCTTCCGCAATGATTTTGATTGCACGAAAACCTGGGTTATTAGTCCAGATCAAAAATTGATGCCCTGCCTCTATTGCTTCCGGTTGTGATATTGGTGTCCCTGTTGATATGTCAATCAATTGCACTTGTGATTTGATCGGCCGCTTGTCTGCATCTGCATAAACAATGCCCCTGGCATATGACGTGGTACTTGTGATTTCCGTATCTGCAACCGTTGTGGCAATTTCCTGGTTGATCGGTTGCACGTCATCTGATGGCAACTGATCAATTGGCAACGGGTCTATTGGATAATAAACAGGGTCTTTAGGATGATATTCCTCAATGACTATTGTTTCATCAATGGGAGCACTACCGCCACCGCCACCATTGGTGTAAAACTGCTCGTCAATTGCTGTGGCATCTTCATAAGGACTGACATATCCAATATTCCTGTGCAATGCTCCAATATTTCTGTGTAGTGCCATATTACATGCCCTCCAACATTTTGATTGCCATTTTGAATGTATCGGGTTTTTTTATAGATAGTTCGGCAAGTTTTTCCAAATGATCAATGATACCAGGGTCATTGCTTCCCAGGATATCCAGTGCCGTTGATAATCTTTGCATTTGTTGCTCCTGGGACAAATTGGGTGCATTTCCTGGAAGATCCGGACCAGCTGCCGCGGGTTTTTGTCCCATCTGTAAAACTGCACCGACCATTGCCGGTGTCATTGCTTCGCCTGTCAATAATCCCCTTACGCCTCCCAGGCTGTTGACAAGTTCACCAATTTTTTGCGGGTTCTCTAAGTAACCCATGATTATATTATCCCAATTCTGTTGTTGCTGTGCGCCTTGTATCGCTGCTTTTTCTTCTTCTTCGTCACCTTGCAGGATATCCAGAATTTTATCTATGCGGTTTTCCAGTTCGTCCATTCTGCTAACGCCTCTGTTCGCATTGTAGTATCTTGTTTCTTTGCGCCTGCTGATTTCTTCCTCGTCAAGTAATTTAAAATTGAATGACCCGTCACATGGTGTGCGTTCATTTATTTTTTCTGCATTCTCAAACACTTTCAGTGTATAGATAACAGGATTATTTGCCAGGCTTTCCAGAATTTCAGTTAATAGTGCCTCGGATGCTGCCATATCATCCCCAGGGCGTGATTTAAACAGGAATTGCCTACCCTGGAATAAACCCCAGTTCGGGCAATCCCTGTTTTTAAAGGCATTTAATGCGTCCTCAATGCCATAAAATTGAATGCTTGTTGCCATGTCAAAATTTATGTTTGTGATGCTCCGGTAATTTCCCGGCCTTGCTTGTCGAACCTTTGATATTCGGTTTCCAGTAATACCACATAAGGTGCACCCACTGGCACAGTGCCATTGGAATAAACCAGCTTGCATTTATTCCACATAACATTTTGCCAGTTGTCAAGTTTCATTGTTCTGTCACGGTAAGGAATGCCGCTGCCTTCTATAAATACACTATTCAGTGACAGAATTGGAATCAAATATCCTTTCTCCCATCCTTCAGCATAAAGAATCAAAGATATTTTTTGCAACTCGGTCAATGGAGCAACTACGTTGCCCAATGTTGGTGCATTCGTCAATTCCTGGTCAGTGATAACACGCAATGACTTAATGATCACATTTTGCGTTGTATCGCTTGTCAACTCCTGGATTAATGGCAAAGGCACTGGACTATTTGCACCGGTGACAGGTACTTCAATCAAATAACTTGCACCCCTGGGGGCTTCCTGAATCAGCATCATTTTATCATTGAAAACAACTCTATCCGTTTTAATCTGATTCATTGATAAATTTTTATTTGTTTAAAAAATGGGAGGCAAGCATTTATGCCTCCCTACTATTCCAACTGTGTTGAAAATTGTTCTTACGATACTGTTGTGCTGTTCTGTGCAAGTACACCCCTGAATTCAAGAATGATTCTTGCAAATGCCTGTGCATTCGCCAATGCTGCCGGGATAATAATTTCAGGAATATAACCCCTGCTTCCTATCAACACAAAATTTGGTTCAGCGGTGACCATGCCGTCCTCAGCTCCTCTGATCTGATCGCCGGGGCTTGCTGCTCCCAGGGCTGCGGTTTGCTGTGTCTGTGGCCTGTAAAAATGATTAAATAAACCTCTATAAGGCATTATTACATCATTGTTACAAGTCAAACGGAATGCACCATTGTTAAACAAAGTTGTATCTATTTCATCCGCTGCCGCTGCTGCAAAATCCTGTGTATTGCCATAGGTACGCCTTTGGAATGTTGTGTCTGTCCTGGATGAAGGGGCAGCAACATAAATTCCATATTCATTGCAGCATAATGAATCTTGCATTGTCAACCGGTTTTCAGTGTTGAATTGCACACCTGTTGAATTGGCCTGATTCTGCGTTAATCCAAAACGATATTGGGTAATAGCTGCATTCATTTCCACCTCAAGGCGCACCTCTGATTGTGACAGCTTTAATGCGTTCACCCATTCCCAACATTTTGCGTCACCTCGTTCCGGTGACAGGCCGCTAAATGCAGGGTCATTTCGCATGGCTTTAAAAAACATCTTCTTTGCATGATCATAGGCTTGTCTGGCACTCCAATTGTTGGTGTTATTCATTCCCAACACTTGTTGCGGCATCGGTAGATAAGAAGCAACTACCAGGGCTGCATCAACTGCAATTGCGGTTTCAATGCCAAAACCAGGCAACACAATTGCAAAGGATAACAGGGAAGAAAACAGGACGGTTGTAATAAACCGAAAAATTTTTTGCTTGTTCATTGAATTGAATTTTTATTTGAAAAAATGATACCCATTTTAAAAGTGGGACAATCTTATCCGATATCCTGGGTTTGCACCTGGTCATATGCGGTAAAATTGTCCCGCGATGGTTTTACTAACCCATTAAACTTGACCCACCATCCTTGACAAGATCGCTGCCGTTCCCATTCCCTGCGGATGCACCGGCATATGTTTTTGTATTTCCCATCACATTGCGGCCACTCAATGTTGATTGGGGCGAATAACCATTCAAAGTTGATTGGGGTGCGTAGCCTGTCAATCCTTTCCTATTTCCCAATGCAGGCACTTGACCATAGCCACCCAATGCAGGCACTTGACCATAGCCACCAATGCGGCCAATACCAAATGCAGTGAGTGAATTTTTCAACCCTGCACCGGTTGCAAGTCCTGCCAATATTGTTTTGATCATTGATGCCCTCGATTTGTCCATGAAATTGAAGTATGCACCGCCCAGGGTCATACCGCCATAAATCATTTTTTCGTAGGACTTCTTTTTTTCCAGGTCAGTAACATTGACCAGGGCTTTATCAACTGCGGTTTTAATCGGGGTTGCTGCGACCAGGTAACCAAGTGCAATTGCTGCAACTTTCATCATTGTTGATGACGGATTCAACGCCATTGCGCCAATGCGGCGGCGGCGGCGGGTTGTTTTCTTCTTAGATTTTTTGCGTGCCATTGTTTTTTTTTTAATGTTAGGAATACAGTGCCGCCACCATAGCGGAACTGGA